CCTCTCCTATGGCTGCAGCTCCTACGGCTACGACCTGCGCCTGTCGCCCAAGGAGTTCCTGATCTTCCGCCACGTGCCAGGCACGGTGATGAACCCCAAGCGGTTCAACCCCGCCAACCTGGAACCGGCGACACTGCACAGCGACGAGGACGGCGAGTACTTCATCCTGCCGGCCCACTCCTACGGGCTTGGCGTGGCGCTGGAGCGCTTGCGAGTGCCGCCCACGATCACGGTGATCTGCCTGGGCAAGAGCACTTACGCCCGCTTGGGAATCATCCTCAACGCCACGCCAGCAGAGGCAGCCTGGGAGGGCCATCTAACCCTGGAGTTCAGCAACTCCAGTGGTGCTGACTGCCGCGTCTATGCCAACGAGGGCGTGTGTCAGCTGCTGTTTTTCGAGGGTGAGCCCTGCGAGACAACCTATCAGGATCGGGCCGGGAAATACCAAGGCCAGCCTGAATCAGTAATCGTCGCGAGGGTTTGATGATGACCACATCACACAAGGCCACGCCAAAGCAGTGGGAATACGCTGGAACATTTGCATTTGACACTCGCGCCTGCCTCCTGGAACTACGCGACCGCGTCGCAGCCCTGGAAAACGCAGCCAACTCCCATTCAACAGCCAGTGATTCCCAGGTTGGGAGTTCCACCCCCGACCATGTTCGTGGTGCCCCGGAAATGGTCGCCACGGATGATGAACTGGTTGATATATTTTACTTTCACACACATATATCGAGCGTTTTGGCAATATCCGGCCTTCGCGCCATCTACAACCACGGCGCCACCAAGGCCGCCTGCCCCCACGTCCGAACCAGCGATGAAGGGACCAGCTACTGCGCACTGGCTGAGGTAAGCGCAGCCCAGGCCCGCCAGGAGGAGGAGGCCGCCCCTTCGCCCGCGCCTGCTGGTGGGTTGGTGACAAGAATGCGATCCGCTCTCGGCATGCGTGAATTTCTGTCAGACGCAGAATTGAGTTCCATGATCCATGTAGTAGCCGACTGGTTGCAAGTTCACTCCGGCATCATCGCCAACGGCTCGCAGTGGGGCGAGATGCTGCGCAAGGAGGCCGACCGATGACACGCCCCGCCATTGTCCTTTTGATGGGTGAAAGCCGCACAGGCATCTTCCACGGGTTTGGAGTAGATTTTGAAGAGTTTAACGACGGCGTTGGCAATTACACCATCGCAATTATTGAATGGGAAGATGGGACACTTGAAGGGGTACCAATTCATAAAGTTCAATTCGTCACCCCTACCACCGTGGAGGCCGACCGATGACCACTCCCCTTTGGCAGCTCATGTACGACGCCCAGGAGCGTGAGCTGGCTGGCAACCCCATGGCTGACCATTCCGAGGTTTACGGAGCGATGATCCACGCTGTAGCGGCCTGGCTGGTAACCCAGCAGGAAGTACCCGTCAGCAGCGCCACTGCATCGGCCGATTATTTTGCGGCCATGCTCTGCCGGGAGGCTGATCGATGACCCGCCGCCTCTCCCCCGCCGCGCAGGCGGTGATGGATCAGTTCGTTATGGGCGCCTGTGGCGAGACTTATAGCATTCGCGCTGGCATCGCCGCTGCCCTTTACGCCGCTGCCCACCACCTGCCGAACGATCGCCGCGTGTTGGCCGCCATCGCCGACGAGCTGGAGGGACTGAGTGATGGCTGAGTTCGATCTAATCGAGGGGATCAAACTGCCCCGCGCCTACCGCTGCTGGCTACCAGGGCAGGAAGACCTGGGCTTCGCCTATACCCTTGCCGTCAACGCCGACCGCGCTCGTTACACCACTGCTCTGTCGGCTGCCGATGTTGGCTTTTTGCCACGCCCATCGCCCCACCTGGTCCGTTGTCGACGCTGCCCCGAGCACGACTGGAACCCGGCGCTTGACGAGGGCCGTTGCTCCAGTGAAGACCACGTCAAGCTTGGCAATGCCGTCGCGGCAAAAGGCCAATGACCAGCCCTCTCTCCCCCGCCGCGAAGGCGGCTCTCGATACCTTCACTCGTGCCGCCTGCGGTTCCACATACCAGGTTCACAAAGGCATTGCCGCCGTCCTTCGCGCCGCTGCTGGCAGTGTGCGGCCAGTTCATCCATCAAATCTCGCCAGGCTTCAAGGGCGCGACCGAACCCTCTGGCTGATGGGAAACGAAAGCGCTGCACGCACCATTGAAGCCCAGCTCCGCATCATCGCCGCCGAACTGGAGGGCAATGTCTAATGAAAACCGTTCCCCTCACGTGCGCTCATTGCGGCTTTCGATCCAGGAAGCATGAATGCGAGCGAACCAGGCGGATCCCGTCCGATGTTGGCCAGGTCAGGATGCACAGTTGCGCACGGTGCCATCGGGTCTGGGAGACATTCCAGGCCGATCCCGTAAACCTCCCGCTGGGTCGCGTCTCCTGGACGCGGTCGGGCGTGATCGTGAGTCCTGGTGATGACTGAGCCCCGCCGCTTGTTCACCAAGGAACAGGCCGCCGATGCCCTTGGCGTCAGCGTCAGCCACATCAATCGCTTGATCGCCGAAGCCGATGCCAGCCGTCGTAGCCGCTGGCGGTGGGGCCGGGAGCTGATCAACCTGGCGCCAGTGGGGGCCAGCCGGCGGACGGTCAGGGTGAACCTGGCGGTGGTGGTGCCAGGGGTGGGAATGGGCCAGAATCGGGGCATTGGAGCGACAACACCATGACTCTGGAACCCGAGCCGACGCGGCTTAGTGATTGCCTGATGCGCATTGCGCACGCGCAGCCATTTGAGGATTGGGATGCCAACATTGCCCAGATTCTTGAGCGCGGACTACAAAAACTGCCAAGCAATAACGGAACTCAAGAATGGATGGAGAACGTTGTAGGCATCTGCCTGGGGGCAATTGCCGAAGCCGCCCAGCCGGAGCCGGTGGTTGTGACGGATGAGGGGCTGCTGAAGTTGCTTCCACAGGCTCTGCTTGCCGGGATTCTATTAAATCGCAATGAACCGCTGGCTCCGCATCATACCGGTGCCTTGCTTGAGCTATTGGAATACCCCAACGACGACGAGCTTCGCAAGATCATCAATCCTCCCGCCACTGGTGAGAGCGTCTAACCCTCCCCCGTCAACGCCCTCTCCGCCGCCTCTGCCACCTGGTGGGGCTGAATGTGAGCTCGGTAAGTCTTTGCATGCTGAGTCGCTGAATGCCCCATCAGCCGCGCTGCGGTGTAGATGTCCAGCCTGCTGCCACCTTCCCGCCACAACCTGCCGGCGTAGGCGTGTCGGAGCGCATAGGGTCGCCAGGGTAGGCCTAGCCGGCGCAGTTCCTTGCTCAGCCACTTCGCCACCGCGTCGGCCCGATTGTGCGCCGCTCCCTGGAGGGTTGGCCGCAGCCGCCGATCATGCAGCTGGAACCGCTCAACCCACTCGCGTGGCAGCGGGATCACGGTGCGAAAGCCCGTCTTCGTGGCGTCTTGGACCTGGCAGTAATCCCGTTCGATCAGCGCTGCCCCCTCGATCTCGTGGGGGCGCAAGCCATAGGTGGCCATCATCCCGAAGTACCACTCGGCTGGCCCCGCGCTCTCAACCCAGGCCACAATCTCAGCATCACTTGGTACTGCCACCAGCTCAGCCTGCGAATAGGTTGGGACCGGCATTTCTGGAAACGGTACAGCAACCAACCGCGAAAGATGCCGTAGTAGATAGAACAGCTCCTTGTAGCTGCAGCTATTGCGGTTGTAACGCTCAAGTGCTGCAGCGATGCTTTCTGTTGTGCATTCACTATTTGGCGGGATCCGTCGAAGTCGCCCCATGTAGTTGATCTCCCAAGTGGTCTCGCTGGTCCTCCCCAGCACCACCCGAGCTCGGTAGAGCTTGGCGATTGCCTCCCGCCAGGTCAGCCCCTCGGATTGATCATTCCAGTAGGCCCAGTTGAACGAACCCTCGCGCAGCTGTCGCTCCAGGGTCTGCAGCTGCTTGGCTGCCGCCCTGCGGTTGACCGGCGTGTCGTCCATCCGCAAGGCGATCCGCGCCTGCGCCAATCCCGGTCGCCCATCACGCCTGGGCACCCTGGCCAGCAGGTAGAGCCGGCCTCGGTAGATGTTGAGCGATGCCATGGGAGCGAATACGACGCGGACGGGCTGGGCGGTCTCAGCCGATGAAGACCGCGTGCATCACGGTTGCACGTCCTGACACTTGCTGAGCCTTGCTGACACTTGCAACTGACTCGATCAGGCGCCCAGCCTGCTTGCGCTGCAGTCAGTTTCAGCGATTCGCCTTGCTAGGACTGCTGCGTACAGATCCTCTGGGATTTCGCGAATATCGTATTTCCAACCCAGTCACCGCAATGGTTTTCGGCGATGGTGCATTTCTGTTCACCCTGGCCCTCGCGCCTCGCGCCCAGTTCCTGGCAACCTGAAGCCATGGCCGATCTCCCTGTTACCGACGTCACCACCCGCCAGGACGGGGGTGTGGCGTGGCGAATCTGCGCCGGCGGGGTCTGCGTGGTGGAGTCCACGATCCCACGAGCTCAGGCCTGCTTTGAGGCCCTGTGCCGCTCCCGCGGTATCGAGCCTCCACCGTGGCCTCAGGCTGGCGGCGCCTCCTGATAGACGCTGACCCAGATCCGCCCGAGCAGCAGCAACGGCAGCACGCGATCGCGAATGTCCTCGTTGTGCATCCGGATGCAGCCCCGGGTCGGGTGCAGCTCTTGCCGCGGCGCCCAGGCCCCGGGCCAGCCGCAAGCCGTGCCGCCGCCATGGATCATGATCCCATCGCGCCCGTTGCGGCTTCCAGGGCCCTCCTGGCCCTCCTGGCCCTCCATGTCGAGCGAATACCAGCCGTAGGACCGCCGCTCCTCGCTGAACCGCTCTGAAGGGTCATCGTTGTAATCGCGGTAGACCCTGCCGACAAGGTAGAGGCCGGGTGGTGTGTCGCTGCCGGTGGTGTTCCACTCCGATTCTCCGCCCTGCCCACGGCACAGGCATGGCACCTGCCAAACCTTGACGCCATCGTGGGTGTAAGCCGTGATGGTCTGGTTCACGTCGTTGGCGATCAGGTGGTGATCGCCTGGCTTCAGATCTGGCCGCTTGCCGGGTCCGACCATGCGTCCCGCCGCCGCAGGAGCTGACGTCCGTCCAGCGAACAATGCCCCCTCGGCCTGCCGCCGCCGCCGAAGGCCAGCTTCCACTGAGCTGCCAGGGTTGACGTAGAGCATCAGGGCCTTGGGTACCGCCAGCCAATCAGCTGCCCGCACCACCGAGGTCAGGGTGTCAAATCCTTCGCTCCCGAACCACGCTGCGCCGCAGTTGTAGCCGAAGCTCACAAGCGCAGCGCGTTGATTCTGGGTCATCCGGCCCCATGTCGGGATTCGCTTGGCCTGCACCTGCCAGTCACCTGTAAGCCTACTGATCAGCAGCGAATCAGCCTGAGCCTGTGTGATTCGATCACCCTGTTTCACCCGTTGACCGTTGGAGTAGGTGGTGGTGCCCCACCCAATCGTCCACGGTTCTCCACCGCTGGCGGGATCGGGGTAGGCCGTCAACCCGCACCCCTCGAACTCCTGGACGATCTTGAGGCATTGAGCCAGCCAACCGCCTTGATCAGCTACCGGCACCTCCGCAGCTGGCGGGTTTATGCCGTTGAAGGCGACCCAGAACTCATCCCGTTGCTGTGAAGTCAGCACCTGATCAACGGCGCGAAACGCGGCGACCTGCTGAGGCTGGTTGGTGAATTGAGCTGCTGCTGAAGCAAGATCCTGCATGACGGGGAGCACCGTTGCAGCAGGTTTCCGGCAGCGGACCAGCTCAGGGCTCAGCCCCAGGCCCACCAGGGAGGCGGGCGAGCAGGGTCCCGAGGCTGGTAGCAGCTGCCAGGGCGCTCATTGAAGCTTGCCGCCATTGATCAGCGCATTCTGCCCCGCGTCCGCCGCACAACAGGGGAGCGCCGAACCCGCCTAGCGCGGAGATGACTGCGCAACCCACTAAGGCCCTGACGATGGTGTTGCTCATGGCTTGGCGTGGGGCGGTGAGATTGTCTGCTGCGGTGCCGGTTGATTGATTAGCGATGGTAGTACCCACTGAGCAAGTGCAATCAATGACGCAATAATGGCAGCGGACAGTGTTAGGTAGAACTGCAGTGTTGATACGCCATTTTTCTTCTCTTTGTCACCACCTATTCTTTCTGCTTCGCTTTTCTCAAGTGCGACTACCTTGCTTGACAGCTCTTGAATTAACCTAGCGTTTTCGCCTCTTGTTGTATCATTGATGACTAATGTGCTTACTTTGCTGCATAGCTCTTGAAACTGTTCGGATGTAACCATCCTACGTTCAATATCAAGTTGCCTAGATTCCAACTGATCCACGCGCTGTAGGTACCTTGTGGCTTCGCGCCGACTGTCCTGCAAGGACAAATGGACGGCCTCCATCAAGCCTTCGAGCTTGGCGAGGCGGTTGTAAAACGGTAAAAGGTCAGATTCTCTCATCCGACCTCCTTATGTTGTTATTGCGACGACGGCTGGTCATGGCGTATAAGGTGTCCCGTCAGCGTTGAATCTCGGCAGGATTGGACCGGTATAGGCTGGGCCAACCATTAGGTCCTCGCAGGCCTTGCGAGACGCTTTGTCGGCTGCATCCTGGACAACCATCTGAGGGGTTACCTCCTCTCCTGTTTGCTCTGACATAAGAGCGGCAGTGGCAATGATGCCGGGAACGTAATCGTCATCAATTGAGATGGTGAAATCCATGGTGAAGATGAAAAAAATTAGATACCAGTAACAGTCCAAGCACTTCCATTACACCATACCTTGGCATAAGATGACCCGCCGCCAGTAACGACGGATCCGATCGTGGGCGAGCTTGCATCACTCACCACGGCCTCATAACGCCGCCAGGTTGCGCTAGCGGCTGGCAGCTGAGCAACGGTAACCTCTCTGCCAATCTGGAAAAAGCCGCGAGTTCCGCAGACCACGACATTTCCGTTTACGCCAGTACCATATGCCCTTCCGCCGTCTAAAGTTAGATTGCCGCCATTTGCGGCGTTTACTGCATTAGAGAATGCATCTCCACCAAAAAGGTTCAACTGAACCCCAGACGGATTAGTTGGCGTTGTGGTGACAGCTGTGCCCCTGGCTATTGCCCGAACCTCAAAGTTGCCGCCCGTCTCATCAGCGTTAGGCCTTGACCCTCCTTCAATGAACTGACTTGTAACGCCAGTTCCGCCGACGCGCACCATCCGTATACCGTAGGCGCACATTGATAACTGGTTATTGCCTATGTAGCCAGGTAGAGTAATACTTGTGCACGCATAAGTAGGAGCTGTTACGTAGCTCATCCCGGAAAACTCAAATCCTTGGCCGCTGTTCAATACCAGGCGTGGATCATTGCCGGCGCCCGACCTATCAAAATACGCATCGCCCCTTGTTCCGTCGGTATACAGATATGTTCGCTTGGTTCCAATATCAAAGCCCCAGCGAATGGATCCATTCTGATGGATAGCAAGAGGCCATCCGGTAAACCCGGACGGACAGTTGATTCCCAGGGCTGATCCTGCCGTAGGCCATCCGGTAGAAGTTGTTCCCGCAGGCTCAATTAGAAACGCTGGCTTTGTGGTGGTTGAAGTGCCGCCACTAAAAAAAGCACCCGACAATAGAACTGACGAAACACCAGAAGCATTTGCTACTGATGATGTCCATCGAGATGCAAGGGTTACATTCCCTGATCCATCAACGGAGCTGCCAGTAACAGCGCCAAACGCGCTTGAGCTGGAGCGAAACTGTAGCTCGCTGCCAGTACCTGCTGGTGATCCGCCACCTGGGGAACCCCAGGCAATTGATCCATCATCCTGCTTTATAGGTGTTTGACCGGGAGCACCAGGCTGGCCATTTAACAAAAACGGCGCTTTAAAGTTGGCCGGCGTTAAAAATTCTCTTGCCATTAGCCAATTACGACAACACGGTAAGCGTTAGATGCGGGAGCAGATGCAAACACCAGGGCAACTGCATTGACACTGGGGCGCTGCACATCAACTTCGACGTCGTCGTACTGACCGGAGTTTGGAAACACCCTCACGATTACATCGCGGGTATTGAGGTTGTGGGTGAGCGTGAAGCTAGTTGCGCTGCCGTCGCCAATGTTCGCAAAGCTCTTGCGAATCCGCCCCGACCAGTTCGCCAGCGTTTGAGGAGAAACCGCCAGATCAGCCGCAGTGCCGGCGTCAACTTCGGACTGCGTCGCCAGGCGCATGATGCCCGTCTGCGTAGTGCTGGCACTTGGTGAGCTGGTGCCGAACGTGGTGAACGACACCGCCGTGGTGCCCAGCGTGCCATTTACCGCCGTCTGCCGGTACGTCACGCCTGCCCCGGTGCCTTCCTCCACCGTCGTCGTAGCCTGCTCCAGCTCCGCAAACGTGCTGGCATCCAGTGCGCGGGTCATCGCCGCTGCTGCGCCATTCCACACGTAGATTCCGTTCTCAGCCCCTGCGGTCTGCGCCCGCACCAGCACCCGGTCACCGCTGACCATCGTGATGCTGTCAATCGTCGCGCCAGGGCCTGCCAGGTTCAGGTTGGCCTGCGTCGCCACGCGACAGCTGTCCTTCCACGCCAGGCCCTCAACAGCCGAATCGACGTAGAGCTTGGTGGCGGCATCACCATCGGCCGTGGGTGCTGCCAGATTGGTGACTTTGGAGACTCCTTGAAAGTTGAAGTCGGTGTGGATGGGGCGGGGCATGGTGTCCTCAGATCAGGCGGGCGAGGCCAGCGGTTGCTGGATTAAATGTAACAACGGTTTGATTGATACTCGGATGCGCAATGTCTGCATCAATTTCCTGCATACCACTGTTGTACAACTCCACGCTAGGACGAAATCCCAGGTTGTGATTGATGGTCCATACCGTCGCCGGTGTGGACTGTTGATGTACGTAGGCGGCTATGCCGCCAGTGCCTCCCGGCCCTGCCGGACCAGGAATGCCAGGGATCAGGACTTCGATGATCACGGCGCATCCCTCGAAACACGAACTTCAGCGACGACTGGGCCTTTGATTAGGTAGAAACTGTCCCCAACCGGTGGGAATAGGTGTAGATCGTGAATTGCTTTCCCCGCTTTAATGGGGATCGCCAGTGTCTGCTGAGCCGTCAGCCTGCCGCGCACCTGCCCGTCGAGACGATCAGGCCAATCCACGGCCACCTCTGCATATTTCTTCCGCCGCTTGGGATCCCAGATCTCCCAGTTCGCGCTGTATCCGGTGAGGGGAACTGGAGGATTGCCCTCCAACTCCTCACTTCTCAGCCTCAGGTGCAGCTCAGCTGGTGCACCTTGCTCGATCGGGAAAGCGTAGGTTTCTGGGAGCGCCATGCCTCAGCTTTCCGGCTCCCAGGCCTCATTAACCTCCGGCGTCGCCGGGTTGTCGCCGCGGAACTTCCCGCCAGCAGCGCGAGCCCGCTTGGGCGCCGGCTCCTGGCCCTGCTCCGCCTCTGGCGGGTCCTGCCCCATGGCCCGCAGCGTGTCGGCTACGGTCATCCCCGGGCAGATCGAAGTGTTCATCTCGGTGCCTCAAATGGTGAAGGGGCCCTGTTGGGCCCCGGTTTTCAGCACATCGCCAGCGGTTGAATCATCACGGTGTTGGTCCCAGCGGGAACCGCCACGCCGTTGGATCCGGTGCCAGCGGTAGCCCGGACAGCCACCACCCGCACGTCGCCGGTGAGGCTGCCAGCGGTAGCGACAGCCTTGCGGATCTGATCACCGCCGAGGATCACCTCGGTCGCGGGCTGGCCAGCGGTGACGGTGATTGTTGCGATGGGGGCGTAGGTGCTGGCACTCGTCAGGTCCCCACCCTCGGGAACATGAGCAGCCTCAATGATCCAGCCCCCGGCGGAGTTACTGGACTGCGGTGAAGCCAGGATGCGAATTGCGTTGTTGGCTTCGAGGCGGGTGTTCAGCAGCAGGGCTGCGCCGGTGCGAGTAGCGGAAGCTCGGCCCTTGGTGCCGCCAGCGACATAGCCCACCAGGACGGTGGATGCGTCAAGGAGAAACCCCCTGCGATTAGGCAGGCCGGTTGATCTTTGTCCCATGGTTGAGTGTCCTCCGAGGTGAATTAGGCGATGACAGCCGCGTTGGTGACGCCATGAAGCCGCGCCACAGAGCGACCGTGGTAGATAGCAAGTCCGGCGTACCACTCCAGGCGGGTGCGATTGACCGGGGCGTCATCAACCTCGCCAAGGGGTTTGATGCTGGGGCCAAACTGCTGGCCGACGCGACCTTGGATAGCGGTGGTCAGCAGATCACCGAAGGAGATGCAATAGACGCTGGTGGAACTGCCGGTTTCTGTAAACGGCTGAACCTCTTGGTTTTGCCCGTTGACCATCGTACGAACGATCAGGCAATCGTTATACGTGGCAACACGGCGGCCAAACTGATCGCGGTCGTACACGATAAATCCGCTTTTTGTGGTGTCGCGACTAGCAGCGTTGAGGAGTCGAGCAATGGTCCGGTTCATCACCAAGACCTTTTGCTGCCCGCCAGCCGCATCGCATGCGTCAATCAGCTCGTCGAGCTTCGTCAGCGACAAAGCGCCGCCGGCGCTGATGGCCTGGCTTGAGCCAATCGGAACGCGCTTCTTGAGGCCATCAAACTCGCGAGGATTGAGGGTTTCATCGCCATTGATGAACTTGTCCTCAAAGGCCATCCGCATGGACTGAATGCCCATGGTGACCTGCTTGGCGATCTCTCCTTCGCCTTGGGTGTTGACGATTGACGTGTCCACGTCAATGTCGCCGCCCATCATTTTCCAGGCTTCAAACTGGGGATTGATCACCCCGTAGCTGCTTGGAAGTGATTCGTTGACGCCACGGAATACGACCGATGGAAGCTCGGCGGTCTGGTTGTACTGGACTCCTCCGTTCTCCACATCCTCAAAGGGGATGATGCCGAGGAGTTCGCCTTGTGAAAGCTCATTGATGAGAGCGCGGCGGAGCGGGTCTACTTCGCTCTTCCGCGCCTCCAGGAAAGTGAGGCCCATGAATACCGGATGCAGGTTGGATGAACGGCGTCACGCCGGGGCGTGGGGCATCCCGCCTCCACGCCCTCAAACTGCCCAGCGCCTTTAAGCCGTTTTCCTGGCGTTGCGCAGCCCGATCTGAAGCAGCTGGCTTGTCTTGAGTCCGTCGAGCTGTTCAGCCGTTGTCACCCGGCCGTCACGCCCCGCGCGTACACCGGACCCGCTACCGAAGCGAGGCTTGAAGGACACGCCGTGCACGGGATCGTCACGAAGCTTCTGGAACAGATCAGCGGGCGTGATGCGCTTCCCGGTCTCGCTGTCGATCTGCGGATTACCCGATGCATCGATCAGGTGAATCCCCCGCTCGTCCTCCGCAAACTGGCCGCCAAAGACCTGCCAGATGTAGTCAAAGGGAGTGCTGCCATCAATGCTGCTGGCCTCCGATCGGCCTTCATTGGCGAGGTAGATCCGCTCTGTCTTGACCTTGAGCGCAGCCCGTTCGGCGTCTCGTGTCTTGGCTTCCAGGTCCGCCGTGCGCTTAGCGAGGATTGCCTCGTGCTTTGTTTCAGCCTCCCGAACCCTGGCATTTGCCAGCTGCTCTGCTGCGTCCGCTCGATCCTGCGCTTCCTGCACCCTCTGCCTGGCTTCCTCCAGGAGCTTGGGGTTCTTGTCTCCAACCTCCGCAAGCTCCCGCCTGAGTCGCCTGAGTTCGGCTGCCTCCGCGCGTCGTTGCTCGCGTTCGGAAGTCAGCGCCTTGCGCAATCCGGCCAGGTCATCGGTGCCGGTATCGTTGGACCCGCCAGAGGCTGAAGCATCGGTGCCGCCGCCGTCGGCTTCATCGGCTGGCTGCTGATCGACGGTGAGCAGGGGCAGCAGATCAGGGATCTCCCCTGTGAGCTTGCTGCGGTAGAGATTGAACGGCATTGGGCATCACGCCACGGTGCCCTTCAGCTTTCCGTTCTCACGTCGTTCGGTCATCCGCAGCCGATTGGAGGCAATGCGCAGTTGGGCGACTTCGACCAAGGCGGCCTGCTGATCGGTCAGGGTGACAGGCTGCGGCCGTGGTGTTTCGTTCATGGCAGTTCAGAGCCAGGGATGACCTGCTGGTAGCCGCTGAGGGCGACAGCTGTTGGCCGCTGGTAAATCTTGAACTCTTCCCAATACGCAAGAATGTCCACCCTTGAGCCGGCTGCTGTGTAATCAAGGATGCCTTGGCTAGAATCTTCTTTTGTCAATCTCACCAGGCACTCGCTAGTGTTGGTCTGACTAGATTGAATGATGACATACTTGTTTCCGCCTATTTCCGCAAGCCTTCCATCAAGCTGATTTGAGCCCAGAACCAGGTCGAACCTATTTGAAACCGTCTGATAGCTTTTGATCTTGACTACGTGTTGACCTTGAAAAACATCGACATCGAGAATACCAGTGCTAACGCGCTCGTATCCACTTCCTGAGAACACCTGCTCTGTGCTTCCAGTAAGCACTAAATCAATCTGTGACCTTCTGACTTCAGGAAAGCCTAAATACCTCCCTCCATATGCGCTTAAAAACGCTGCTACCCTTTGAATCCATTGCGGTCTATACGATGTTTGGTATATGGCTTCTACTTGTTCATTTGTAAAACCAGTAGTAAGTGGATCATAGCCGAACCACGAACCCGGATCTCCTGGAATCTCGGCCGAAGGCGGAAGTATCCCTTCATCGCTATATTTGTACCACACTTTATACACGCGAGTGCTTTGATCAAAATACGAAGCTTCGGGTTCAGCTAAAATGATTGCCGCAAGCAGACTTTTTAGTATAGTTGACTTTTGCGTGAGTTGAGTGCCAGCTACGTTATTCCATCTGCTCACCAAATTAAATCCCAATTCCCAGGCCGTTGTTACATATACAATCCGCTTATCCCCCTTATACTCCTCTGCGTCTACATTCGTCGCATAACGCGGTCTACTCCAGCGACGATCACTCGCGCCAAACATGCGAAACTGTGGCTCTGGCCGCGTAGACGGTCTCCGCTTGCTGCTTTCGCCCAGTTTTCGACGATTTTCAAGGATTCTAGCCTTTACCGCCTCCAGAATAGCAAAAGGTACTTCTTCTAGCGTGATGTTGACAGCTGGGCTCACAGTTTTGCAACAAAAGTGTGCTCATAAAGCTTTGCCTGACTTGCCGCCAGCACCACAGGCACATCGAGGATGTCCACTGAATGGGGCTTGGTGCGACCTGCCACCTTGATCACTACGGCGTCATAGGTGAACCCGGCGCCGCTGCCCTTGAACTGGCCTGCAATGGTTGGCGCCGCAAACTTGCCAGTCGTGGCGTTGTAGGTGCCGCTACCAATGGTGCCCGTGATCGGCAGATAGCCGTTGATGGTTGGCAGCTCTGCAGCCTCCCACTCTGCCAACGTGCTGTTGATCGTTAAGCTGCCCTTTGTGGCTGCAAAGATCTTGAACGCCTTACCGGCGAAGGCATAGGCGTAGATGAACTCAAGTTCACCGGGGGTTGCTGTTTGAGCCATGATGATCAAACAGGCTTACGGAATCGAACGATGCCATCAGCATTCCACCGAACCGTAAACAGTGAATTAGCCGGTGTTGTTTTGGTGCCGTCGAAGTTGATTGCCGCCACTGGTGGGCTATTTGCGTCGGTGGTATTCACCAACAGCGCATGGGTTGCCGAAAGCGAGGACGATCCGGCAGTCCACTGAACGTCATCTGCATCGAATCGCGAATCAGTCGTGTTCGCCTGCGCGAAGTTCACGCCTTGAAGCGTGGCCCCACCAGTGGTGTAACCATTGCCGTTGGCCACCTCGGTGTAGGTGATCTGCGACAGCTGGGTATGCGTGGTGTTGATTGTCAACGCCGTGCACAGGATGAGCTTGTAGGTGTCGCTAGCCGCGTTGGCGCCAGACGCAAACCTGTTTATGGTGTGGTCGTAAAGCGTGATGGTCTCGGCCACGAGCGAGGGGCGGAAGCTGCCTTAGCTTTCCGGCTAAGGCCTCGGGCTTTACCGGTAGCGACGCCATCAGGACACCGTGATCGCGTAAGCGGTGGACAGATAGCTGATCAATCCCGCACGCTCAGTCGAGTTCAGTATTCTTCCAAATACAATTACTTCGTAGATGTCACCCCTCCAGCCGCGATTAAGCGACAGATAATCACGGTCCATACCAAGGCGTATTGACGTAGTGGAAACGGTTCCCGAGCTCAGGGGAAGCCTGATAATGCAAGGGCTAGCCAGGGCTGGCAGAATGCTTGTAAAGGTGTTTGTCGAACTGTTGTTTACGTACGCTTCGCTCCACGGTCCACTCGTATAAAGGGATTGACTGCTGAACCCGCCAATAATCCAAGCGGAACCGCCACCACCTGGCCCAAATAATCCTTCAAAGTTTGCAAACTCAGTAGCCGCAAACTTGGCAACAATGTAAACCTCTGCAACGGTGAGAGTATTGGAGCCGTTTCGGTATAGGTGTACCTGGTTGGCTGTACTTGGCCATCTCATGGCAGCCTTACCATTTAGCGCCGATGACACATAGGTCGGTCTGTCTGCACTGGTGGCCTGGATCAGATCAAAACCGTTTCCACTGAGATCGGATATAGCAGAAACTTTGCCGTCAATCACTGTGACACTTGATGTTGTGCTGGGTTTCCACCAAGCAGCCGGCGAAATGGTTATGGGATATTCATCAGTGCCTAGCGATAGCGCCACAACGTCAACCACGGCAACCGGCACATCAATCACAACCGGCACATCAACGGCTGGCGCCATGGCGTAGACACTCACCGTTGCCGACGGCACGTCAATCAGGGCCGGTACTTCAATCACTGGAACCAGTGCGTCGATATTGACCATCGCGGTCGGGATACTTGCGATCACGTTGATTTCAGTTGCTGGCGCCAATGCCACAACCTCAACCACGGCCGTAGGAATCTCAACCGAATAGAACGCAGGGCTCACCACTGAATCACCTGTGACGCTGATACCGGTTTCGCTGATCACTGGTTCCAGGAACAGCTCATAGGGGTATTCCACCGTGTCGCCAGTAACACTGATGGCCGTTTCGCTGGTTACTACCTCCAGCGTTGGCCCGACGATATGGGGCTGATCCCGCCAGGAGGAGAACACGTCGACCCCGTTGGCGGGCAGCGCTGCAAAGGTCGGCCCAGGAGCAGTGGGGTCAAACCCGGCCGGGATGCTGATCGTGTTGGCCTTGGCGTAGTTGGCTTCCGTGGTGCCGTCATCGAGCTGGTTCAGGCCTGCGGGGGGCACCGGCAGCCGCACCCAGCTCACTGCTGGCGGGTTGGCCCCGTAGTAGCCGGTGACCCCAAGCAGCATCAGATCAGCCGACACCACCATGCCATCGCCATCAAAGGCATAGCTGATCGAATCGGTCAAAAACGCCGCCTCGATGCCGGCCTGACGGACATAGACAGGCGCCATCGGTAACGACGGCATCTCATCGAACCCTGTGACGATATTGCACCCATAGGCGTGGCCAATGTCTAAGGCATTTTCAAGTGCACCAAACCGATAGGCGGCACCATTGGATCCCTGCCTAAATGCGCTTACCTTTCCCTGTGCATTGACAAGATACATATCATCGGGAGAGTACGGCATGCTGTAGTTAGCTATCGATGTAGCAGTTAAGTTGGTGTACTGCTGCTCATCAAAAATAGCACGAGCTACCAACGTACGTTCTGACGTAGTAGTGTATTCCGTTGCTGGCTTATTCTTGTTGGCTGAGTCGATAACCTGTGGACTTGGCGATGTAATCGCTTCTGGCGGAGATTTCTCATTCTGAACTCTATCTGCTGCTAGCTCCTGGTCGGTAGGCTTGCTTGGTAGCGCAAGCCTACCGGTTTCATTTTGAACCTCCGTGCCTTCAAATACCAGAGCAACCGCACCCGCAGCAACCCTGGCCACGATTGTCGGGTCAACGTCAATCAACTCCTTGGCTTTACCGATGAAACCGGCGATGTCTTGCTTGCCTTCTGCGTTGACACCACGTGCCATCCATCGGCTTGTTTTGACCTGGGTATAGTCGCGCCCCTGCGCTGTCTTAAACGCTAGCGTAGTTCTAATGGTGCGTTCCGAAAGAATCTGTTTTTCCCCGGACGGTTGATAACCGGCGTAGCTATACAACTGCAACCCGCCAGCGAACTGAGCTTCGCTGATGTACTGCTCCGTTGTTTCTTCAAACAGCACTGGCCCATCAGTGCCGATGTAGTATTTGTAGTAAGTGATATTTTCCGACTTCGCTCCGCCACTTGGTAACCCGCGACCATTTTCAAGGCACCACGCTACATAGGCCTGATTCACGGATGCAATGGTCGTCCATGTTGTATCTGTTTTTTTAAGCAGCACATCTCGCTGTTGCTGCTTGCCGCCGGCATCTTCGTAGAGGATAGATTCATATTCACTTCTACTGCTTGCTCGCGTCGTACTTGTCAGTGTTACCCTGCGCTCAACTTTGGCATTGTTGACCACGGGCGCATAGCTGATTTCAATCTTGTTCGGCGGTGAGATTGTTTCGCTTTCGGTCCAGTCGGACCCCGGTGATATTGGGTCATTGGGATCTACTGGGTCGCCACCGCCACCACCGCCACCACCGCCACCGGGAGACGCGGAATCTTCCGGGTTGTACTTGATCTGAGTAGCCGAATATCGAACAATGTAATAATCTGCCGGCTCCGCCCCTGTGGTGATCGGATCAATGCTGATCAGGTTGTAATCACGCAGGATTGGCCCCTTGCCGCCCTTGGCCAGGTCCATCTTGACGACCTGGAAGCTTTCATCTGGCAGGATCCGGCCATAGCAGCACTCTGACCGGATGAGATCACCTATCACCTGGACGTAGCCCTGTGATAGATCAATGCTGCTTCTGAGAACGCTGAACGATAGCTGCTCGCTGCTCCCGGCCAGTGTCAGCCCCAATTCGCTAAGGCAACGAAGCAGTACTTGGTGAGAATAAATCGGCCGTGGCGCGATTTTGTTAATCGCCTCTTCCGAGAATCCGGCATTTAACGTTTCGGTGTACCACGACGGAGTGTAATAGTTGGCGAAATACTGCGCCTGGTCCTTGCGCTCCTTCATCAATGTCAACTTGCAGCCGACCTCAACCTCTGACCGCCGCTCCTTGACGAACGTCACCGCACGAATGACCCGCAACGGGATCGGGAACCGCGTCACCGTGCCTCGCTGGGGGCTGGCCACTAACAGCTCGACCAGGGCACCCCGCGCCGGGTTCACGATCCCGTCGAACTGAAGCCTGCCGGACCACATCACCAGGCCCGAGCGGTCGCTGATGTGGTTGCAGCCCAGGTCGCCCGACACGATCGGGCCGAGGTTGCAGGCGACGATCCGGCGCAGATCAACCGCCATCAGACCTGCCCCAGCTCCAGCGTGATCAGATGGCGTGTGACCCGGGCGCCGGCCACGATCACCGGCGTCTGCTCGGTCGTTGGCGGCGACACCGGCCACCAGGAGCCAGCTGCTGGCGTGGCTGCGATCTGCTGCTCATACCAAGTCCGGATGGTGGCTCCGGCGTTGGCCGCATGGGTCCAACCCTGCACCTTGCGCAGTCGGGTCGCCATCAGGGGCCCTCGAATCACGTGGGTGCCCGTGGCCGCCAGCTCCATCCGAGGCCCGTCCTGGTAGGCCTCCACCGCCGCGGTGAGGTTCAGGGTCAGCCCGGCAATCGAGTAGGTGCCATAGGTGGACTCGTTGTCCTGCAGCTGCTGCGAGATCTCATCGCTGCGGGTCAGCACCGCCAGTTGCTGCGCCGCGTCGATCAGCTCGAACGAAACCGACAGCATGCCCCCTGCAGCTGCTGCCGCTGGCGGGGAGGCAAACCATGCGGGCACGTTGGACCAGGTGAGCCCGTAGGCCTTGCCGCTGGTGCTGACCGTGGTGCCGACCGACAGCGACACCATCGTGTCGGGTTCGGCGATCCGGGCCGCCCGCCAGGCGAGATAGACGCTCTCCAGCGCCAGCCACTCCGACGGCCGCATGATTGCTTTCACGGGCCAGCGCCGCGCCGTTCGCCCATTGAGGCTGTCTCCCGCATGGCCGTAGGGGAACTCCTGAAGCGCCCGGATCGTCAGCCCGCCAACCGTGATCGCCATGGGATCACCTCAGCCGTTGAATCTGCTGCATCACCTGGCTTGCGGTGGGGCCTGTCCGTTGCTGCACGTGGATGCTCCAGTCCCGCCGGGCCAGGACGCCGACTTCCTGCCGAAGCTTTCCAACCTCAAGGGCCAGTTCAGCAACGCCGGCCGGTGCCGCGGCGCCTGCGGCGATCGTGGTGCCCGTGGCCTGGATCCGTGCGCTGATCCCGGCGGGGATCACGGTTCCACTGGAGGGTGCCCGCCAGAGGCTGTTGGTCGGGGCGTCGATGGGCATCAACCGCCCGGCTGCCAGCAGCATCTCCTGACCAAGCTCGTTGACGCGATAGGTTTCGCCGGCCTCCACGGGGCCCCCGGTCCATCGGGAACCGGGGAGGTTCGCTGCTTGCTGCAGGTAGCCGTAGAAGTCCCGGGCCGAGCTGGCGGCGCTACTCATGCTGCCGCTGACCGATTGGAACTTGCCTTCGAGGTTGATCCCCTTGATGTCGTTCGCGTAGCCGCCAGCCTGCGCCAGGTACTCGGCGAAGCCCTGGGCGCCCTGAAGGAGCGCCGGGGCCTTGTCGCCTGTCTGGGTGAAGGCCTGCGCCAGGGCGGCGGCCGGGCTTGCGGCATCCGAGGCCTTCCGCGCCGTGTCGTCGAAGCCGACCTTGGACCGATCGAGGAGGGCGTTCATCTCCGCCACGGCGGCGTTCACCTCCGCCTGGCTGCGCCCAACCGCCAGTGTGCCTTGGCTGTTCTGGCCGATGGCCAAGCCGGCATCGGCGGCGATCCGCCGGTAGCGATCCTGCTCGTCAGCCGTGAGCTTGGAGTAGGTGGCTACGCCCCTGAGTCCGCTGGTCATGCCAGAGATAGCCTCCAGCGTGCCATTCGCGGCGATCTTGAACCCCTTCGCCGCGGCTTCGGCTTGCAGGTTGTTGCGTGCGGTTTCGGCTGTGAGCTGGCTGATGGCCGCTTCAATCGGCTGGGTGCTGGCCGTCAGCGCCACCTGCTCCCGCGCGATGGTGAGCGCCTGGCCCTGCTTGTCGACCACTTCTTGCAGGCTGGCCCGCTTGGCCTGATCGGTTTCCTTGGCCAGCTCGGCCTCTGCCTTCAACAGATCGAGCTGTGCGGTGTTCACCGCCTTCTGCCCCTCCAGTCGGGCCTTGGCCTGGTTGATTTCCAGGATCCGCTGCTCTAGGGACTGCTGGAGTAGGAGGTTCTGATAGCGGGCTGATAGCGCAGCGCGGTCCAGTCGATCGGCTTCATCGCGCTTGGCCTTCAGCACGTCTTCCCCGGCGCCGATCTCCTGGAGCTTTGAGAGCTCGAACTGCAGCCTGGCCCGCACCACGCCGTAGCGCGACTGCTCCACATCACCCAGGCCCTTGGCCAGCCCCGCCAGGGATTGACCGATGGCGATGCGGTTCTGAAGGCGGCTGCTCAGCAGCTCCTCCGCCTGGATCGTTTGCCGGATCGGCCCCAGGCGATCAACTGCCGCCGCGGTTGCCGCCCTGGTCTCGGCGGTGAGCGCCTTCATGGCTGCTGCGGCCTTGCGGGAGCCCCGCTCCTCATCCTCGGCGGCCTTGGCGAGGATGAGGAGCTGACTCGCCAGCCTGTCGTCGCCTGCGCGGTCGGCTTCCACTGCCCGACCGCGCAGGGTTGTGGCCTGCGCCTTAGCGATGTCGGCGATCTTCTGCAGTTGATCGATGTATTCCTTGGCCTGGGTTTTCTGCTGATCGGTGATAAACCGCGAACCACGCAGCGACGAATAGAAGGCAAGCGCAGACTGCTGAACCTTGGCGAATCCGCCCTGCATCTTCTCAAACTCTTGCGATGTGCGCAGCATGGTGAGCTCCTCGCGGCTGTTGCGGATCCACGCCAAGACCAGCGGCCCGGTATCCCTGGCAGCCTTACCTTGGTCGCTGATGGCAGCGGCTGCTTTCTTGGTGGACTTCTCGACCTGCCCGACGATCTCATCTAGCGTTTTCTGTGATGCCGCAAAGTCGTTGGTCGCATCACCAGCACCACTGAGCAGATACTGAATGCCCGCTATCGCTCCCGCGATTGCGGCGAACCTTAAAGCTACAACGGCCATGGAAGCTGCAAGCTTACCGAAGCCGACCGCGTACCCACCGATCGCGGACAACATGCCTTCTGTTTGTACGGCCTTGCTAAAGATAATCCACTCAATCTTAGCGGCAACGATTGCCTTGGCAAAAACGCCTGTGAATATCCTGGACATCTCAAGTATCTCTCTACCGGCTGTTTGGATCATGTCATATGTCAACGCCCGTTTAAATATCGCGTATGCCGCCGTAGCGGCAACAGTAGCGGTGGTGAATAGACCCAGGGAGATGGCGGTGTACTTGATCGGATCCGGCAGCCCAGCCACGGCACCCACGGCGGCATTGGCCAGGTTCAGCAGCGGCAACAGGGCTGTAGCGCCGACCTTGCCGACTGAGTTTCCGAGGCTGTCCAGGGTGCCGCCCAACTGCTTGGTGACCATCTCAAAGCCCTGCATGGCATCGCGGGCTGTGTCGGTCGCCCCCTTGGTGTTTGCCATGGTGGCGCTGAGGGTCTTGATCTCTTCAACCGTCAGCCCCAGCAGCGAAAGCCACTTGGCCCCGTCGTCCTCCCCGCCGAACAGGTTGGCGGCCATGCGAATCTTGGTCGCCGGATCCAGCTGACCGAACGCTGCTTTGAGCTTCAGCAGCGTTTCTTGCATCGGCTTGAGCGTGCCGTCGACGTTGTAGATGTCGAGATTCAGCGCCTTCATCGTCCTGGCTGCTGCCGCCGCCTGGCCAGTGAGATCCCCCATGCCCTTGCCGGCCTGGGGGGCAGCGGACGCCAGCTTCGACAGGCCATTACGCAGGGTCACACCAGCCTCTGCCGCGGGGATGCCGGCGTTGGCCAACAGGCCCACGGCTACCCCGAGCTCTTCAATCGAGACACCGAGGATCTTGGCGACGGGCCCCGCGTACTTGAATGCCATGCCCATCTCGCTGGCGCTGGTCGCCGAAGCGTTGGCCCCCTGCACCAGGGCATCCACAACCCGGGTTGCATCGCCGGCCTGAAGCCCGAAGATCTTGATTGATGCCGCCGTCACCTCAGCCATGCGGGAGTAGGCGGTTCCCGTGGCCTCTGCCCCCCGCACGATCGCCGCAAGCGCCTGGGTGGCCTGGGTGACGGTCATGCCGCCGCGGACCAGCTCGGTCGTCAGCTGGGCGACTTCCTGCTGGGTGCCGGCCGCCTCGATGCCGACCTTGTCGATGGCCTGCGCGAGCTTGTCGTAGCCGCCTGACTCACCACCGGCAGCAGCGGCTTTCCTGATCTCGGTGTCAAGGGCCGCATAGCCGCCGACAAACTGCTGCAGCTTGGCGAAGGCGGCCCCGAGGGCGCCCATCACACTGTTGGTGAGGCTGAACGCGATGCCCTGGATCACGCCATCGAGCAGGCGGAACTGATCAGCCGATTCGCCAGCCTTCTGCAGCTCTCGTTCCGTGTCGCGGACGGCGGCCTGCAGCTCCCTGAATCGCTGGCTGCCGATAGCGACCCGCTCCAGTTCGCTGCGGAGATCACCCAGGCGGGCATTCAGCGCAACGATGCTGGAGGGATCAGCCTGTAGGGTGACTTTCTGGCGCTTGAGTTCATTGATCTGGCGTCCGAGATCCTCGATGTCGCGCTGGGCTTTCTTGTACTCGCTGGAATCGACCGGCAGCTTGGCCTGAACCGCCTTCAGTGCTCGGATCTGGCTTGCCAGGTCGCCGATGTTCTTCTCTGCGTCGGTGATGCCGGCCCCCAGCCCCTTCCCGATCGCCTCGCCGGCCCGCTGCGCCTCCCCTGGCAGGCTGCGGAAACCCTTGAGAACTTCGCTGAAATCCGCGCCTGCTGTTACAACGAAGTCGCTCATTCAATCCCCTCCAGCACAACAGCGGGATTCATCCAGGTGATCACCACCTGCTCAAGCACCCCCAGCCCCTCCCCTGGCGGGTCGGCCTGAAGCCCCATCGCGGTGGCGCCGGGCAGCAGGGCGATCACGCGCTGAGCCACGGCCTGCAACTCGCCCAGGGCATCCCAGGTGATCACGTAGATGCGCCAGGTGGGATTCAGCATCGTGTCCCCGCCCAGGGTCAGCTGCGGCGCCAGGCTCGGCATCCGGGTGATGGTGATCTCGATGCCGCCGGCCACGGTGCCAGGCGGAAGGTTCTCGTTGGCTGCGAGCACCGAGATCGCCGGCAGGCTGGACCCACCAGGGGAGAGGTAGGTGCCAAGCTCGGCGCTGATCACCGGATCGGCGGCCAGCAGGTCGTAGATCTCCTGTGAACTGGTGGGCGTGGTCATGCCTCAGGTTTCCGGCAACCTGCCTCAACTGCTCACTGCTCATGGCGTCCCGTCAGCTGCTGCCGCTTCACTGGCAGTTCCGGTATCAGCACATTGAGGCGATGATCAAGGTGGCGGGCCCCGGCGATCTGGAAAGTTTGCGACAGCTGGCGCTGCGGGTGCTGGAGATGGCGGAAGCCAACCAGGCTCAAGCTTTGCTGATGGCCCGGCAGCAGCTCCCAACGCAAAACGCCCCGGCTTCTTCGGATGCCGGGGCGGTGAGTCGCGCCTTGTGCGGCAACGATTAACTGGTGAAGTCCAGCTCGTAGGGTCCGTAGACCTTGATCCCGCTGGAGAACTTCACCACCGAACCCACGGCAGGGTTCTCCTGGAAGTTGGTGAAGCGGCCATAGCCGTAGGTGGCCTCGTCGAAGCCGCGCGGGCCGACGCGGGCCCACTTGATCATCAGGCCTTCGCTGACGCTGTTCCTGCTGGCGATGCGGAACAGGTGATAGGCGGCATCACGGTGATCCAGGTTGGCCTCAAGCGCCCACGACAGGGTTTTGCCCGTGGCGATGCTGAGATCAAAGCCCTGCGCTTCGTCGTCGTAGTCGCGCACCGATTCCTCGGTCTCGGCTTCGTTCGGCGCGGCATTGGTGAGGCCCAGGAACCGCACCGGGGCGTCGGTGCCGTCCAGTGTAAGGAAGGAGCTCACCAGCTTGCCCTTGCTCACCGTGGCCTCGGCCTGGTTGGTTGCTGTGACGGCGAAGGAGAGCGTGAACGGCGCCGACGTGGTGACGGCGGTCACCGTGAAGTTGCCGTTAAGCTTCGTGAAGGGTGCCGGCAGCTGGGTGACGCTCACCGATGCGCCAACGGCGATCCCATGGGCGGCGCCAAAGGTCAAGGTGCCGACGTTGGAGGCGATAGCCGCCTTGGTGATGGTCTTCGCGGTACCAGCGGCGATCTTGAGCGTGGATCCCGTTCCGGTCTTAATCACCGTGGCGTCGTTGCTCAGCAACGTGGCGATGTCCATGAAATCGGACAGCTCACCGTTGAGAGTACCGAAATCAATTGCCGTTGGTTTGATGATCTGGATGTAGAACCTGTAGCCAAATCCCCTGGTGTACTGCTTGGCCATGTGCTGACGGAATGGTCAGCGCTAGTGATCCCGGATCGGTTAAGCCACAGCAGCGGCTTAGGAATCGGCCGGAAAGCTTGCAGCAACTGAGAGCGTTAAGCCGTGGCGGGGTGCTACCCAAAGGGCGTGTGCCACTGCCCCCAGAGCCGCAGCCGGCCATTTCAGGCGCGGGTGTGGTTCCAGGGGCGGTATTGGAGCCTGGGCTATTTCCAGACGATCACAGAGGCGGAGCTGGAGGCGGCTCGGGTTCGTGCGGAGCGGGACGAATGGAAAGCGATGCGGCTTCCGCCGCCCACACTGCTGCGGCTTCGGCAGCGGCAGGGACTGCCAGCCACTCCGCAGGCTCTGAATCCCCAGGCCAGCGAAACGCCCGCACCTGCCCCGCCGCCTCGTGTTCAGCGATCAGGAACCCCTGCCAACCTTGCGGCGTAGCGCGGGGCGCCAGGAGCACGGCATCGTCGGCGATCAAGGCCAGCTGCCGCGGCGGCGGCTGATCCCGACCGGCCCGCTCCAGCGGTTCGTAGGCCACCAAGGCGAACGACGGCAGCAGATCGGCCTGAATCAGGGCCAGCATCGCGGCGCCAGCTTCCGCCGGGGGGCGCTCACCCTCCTGCAGCTGCCGGAACAGGCAGTAGTCGGCAAGCGGCGGGATGGTCGTCCCTTCGCGGGCGTGCATGGCCTCGAACCGCCGCGCCAGGGCGGCGATGGGGAGCTCAGCCCACTCCAGCTGTTGGGCTAGCCACGCTTCACCCTCCTCGATCGCGCGGTTGATGTAGTCGATGCCGAGCTCGCCGAATCGTTCGGGGGTGAACTCGGGGGCGTTGGGCCAGAGTCGCCGGCATCGCCAGAAGAGACCGTCCCAGTCGGTGGGTTCGGCCCGCCAGCTCCCGGTCCGAGCTTTCCCAGGATGTCCACCATCCCGTCGACCATCTCCTCGGGCGTCTTCTCGGGTTGGTCGCCGCCGCGTTCGTCCATGGCGAACGCCAGCACGGCGGCCTGCACGGGTTCCGGCAACCCGTCGGTGTCGTCGTCGGTCCAGGCCTCGCAACCCTCCAGGCGGGAAGCGATCAGGGCGGTGATCGTGCGTTGGCGCTGCAGCGCGTAGGCGTCCTGCAGCTTGCAGCTGAGATCAGCGATCAGGGCGGCGTGTTGGATCAGGGCCCGCTTCTCGATCGGCTCCAACGGGATCGGGATCCCCATGCGGGTGCTGATGATGCGGATCGCGATCCGCTGCGCCTGGGTTTCCTCGATGCCTTCACCCAGCAGGGCATCAGCGAGGCGCGAGGATTCGCGGTACATCGCCGCCTGATACTCGTGCTCACGGATGTGCGCCAGCTCTCGGCCTTTGAGGCAGCCGAGCACGGGGAACACCAGGGTGCAATCCTGGCCATCGACCGTGGCGGAGACGCTGCGGGTCCTGATCGTCGGGGTGACGACCCACGGAAGCTGGGGCATGGGTGAGCGGTGGGGAGCTGCGGGAGGTTTCCGGGTTAGCGCTGGCTGGATGGTTGCCAGGCACGTGCATCAGTGGTTATGATTCATTCAGCGGGCACAGCCTGCTATCCACCGCATCAACACCCATGTTCACCATCCTCCTCAGCACCCCCCACGGCTGGACCGACAACCTTGGCCAGCACGAGGCCACCGCCAACGAGTGGCCCACGGAGGTCGCCGCCAACGAAGCGATCAAAGAGCTTCAGGGTGTTGGCTTTCCGGCTGACCGTGACAGCTGGAAGGTTGTCAACACTGAAGACCTTGACAACTACAGCCTCGTCTCCTGATGGCTCTGACCAGGGCTGAATACGCCAGCATTTACAGGGCTAGGCAGCGCGGCGAGCTGCCTATGCCTACTTATTCCATTTGCGCGTCTTGTGGAGCAAAGCGGAAAGACTCCCGCGTCAACCCTCTGCATGGCGATCTATGCGCCAGGTGCTGGCGCAAGAGTCCTGACGGTAGGGACGCCGAACGAGAGCGAATCTTGCAAGTGGCTAGGCGTCGCAGCGAAGCAGAGTACGCGGCTCGCATCAAAAAAGCTGGCGAGATCCTTCAGTCCATAGGGGTAAAGCGCTTTATATCAGAGAACAGCGACGAAGCAGAGCGGTTCTACGGTTTACTTGATTCAATCCTGCAACAAGCTGAATCTAAGCGCTAAGAAGCTTTGCGCCTGTTTCTCCGCCTGATCGCGCTGATATGGCCCTTGCTTCCCCTTGCTTGCATTCTTGCTTTTCTTGTAATTCCCGCTGCGACACTGCGGACCAATCGATCAGCATCGCGCTGCTTGTTACCAAACGCGCCAGGCGTCAGTAATTCCACTTTCTTTTTCTTGGCATCATAGTATACCTTGCTTCTATTGATGTAGTCCATCATTTCCCCGGCGGCTGAGTTGCTAAGGTGCCTTCCGCGTAGGGTCGCTGAGCTGATGTTCCCCGTCTTGTAGCGATCCGTCTTAATGCCGCCAAGCACGGAGATATTATTGAAATAGTAGCGATCATTCCCGTTCTTCTGCCAGCGCTTCCCGCCAAGCTGGCGTATTCGTGACGCAAGGATTGGCGGAGTGATTGAGCCCGCCGGTTTTTTGCCTCTGATCTTTATCCTTGGAGTGTCCAGCATCTTGGTCACATTCTGCGGCTTTGCGCCGGCATTCACCCCCTTCCCCTTCTTCCTCCCAACCCTCACCGCTCCTTTCATCTTCGGCAGCTTGACTGTCCCCGCCTCCTTCGCCGCCTTCAGCTTGTTCCTCGCCCTGGTCACCGCAGCCTTCTGCGCCCGCTTGCTCAGCGCTCCCTTGATGCTCTGATCGGCCGGGTCCATCGCCGCGAGCTTCCGCTTCGTGCTGGCCACGGCTCGCCGCTGGGTCACCAGCCCCTGGCGCCGCGTCGGCTTGGTCCCCTGCTTCCTCCCCCTGGCGGGTGACGCTGGTCCCGATGGCCGGCTGGCGCGACTGCCGCCAGATCCCCCGCCAGAGGCGAAGCGACCACGGGAGTCGCGTTTGTAGGTGCGGGCCATCCCTGCGCATCTGCTGCCTCAGCTTTCCGGCAACCTCACCCAAACGAGACCCTTGCTGTGGCTGCCATCCGCCGTGGGCGCGAGACATTCGCCGGGTTCAACAAGCCCAAGCGCACCCCCAACCACCCCACGAAATCCCATGCCGTGCTGGCGCGGGAGGGTGGCACCACGAAACTGATCAGGTTTGGGCAGCAGGGCGTCAGCGGCAGCCCTGCCAGGAAGGGAGAGAGCAAGGCGGACAAGCAGCGCCGGGCCAGCTTCAAGGCCAGGCACGCGGCGAACATCGCTAAGGGCAAACTCAGCGCCGCGTACTGGGCGAACCGGGTGAAGTGGTGATCAGCCCTTCGGCTTTGGCTTCCGCTTGCGCTTCGGCTTCTGCGGCCCCTGAGTGTTCCGCGGCCCGGGCTTGATCACGTTCTTTCCCTTGCCCTTGCCCTTCGGGAGCACCGGCGCCAGCTGACGGTCGTAGATCTCCATGGCGCGTGCGGCCGGCTTGCTGCCCCGTGCGGCGGCGGCTGCGGCGCGTTTGGCTCGGCCCCGGATGATCGCTCGGGCAGCCCGCCTCTCGCGCTCGGGAGCGGCCCGAACCACGCCACGCATTGCGTCGGCGACAATCCCGCGCCCGGTGGCCCTGGCCATGTCCCTGGCCGTCCGCATCGCCCACTTGCGGGTGAGCTCATCGCCAGCCGCCTTGATCCGCTTCAGGGAATCCTTTACGTCGCGAATCTCATCGCGAATGTCGCCACTAATCCCGGCAATGCGCCCGCGCAGATAATCGACCTTCGCCTGCCGGCCCTTGCGGGTGACAGGGGTGCGGATGATCTTGTTCGTTGCTGGCTGAGCGTTGCCGTAGCGGGCGGCATTGCGCTCCTCCTGCGCCAGGAACTGCTGCGGCGTCAGCTTGAGCTGCCGCTGGATGTGGAGCTTGGCGCTCAGCTGGCGGATGTTGTTGCTCGGCGGCTGAACAGGCGGCTTCGGCGTGCGCTGCTTGGGCCGGAGCTTGGTCGCCACCTTCAGCGCTGGGGCCTTGATCCGCCGGGTGATGGTGTCCGAGAACAGGCGGTTCTTCGCCTTGGTCACCGCACCCTTCAAGCCACCCCGGCGCCGTGCGCTGGTGGTCTCATCCGCAGCCCTCAAGTTCGCCTTGGCCTTGGCCACCGCTCGACGCTGCGGCACCAGGCCCCTGCGCTTCGGTGGTGGCGTGCCCCGCTGCCGTGGCTTGGCCGGGGAGCTGGGGGCTGAGGCGCGACTGGGCTTACTGGAGCCCCCGCCAGAGGCGAAGCGACCACGGGCATCCCGCTTGTAAGTCCTCGCCACAGCGCCGCATCAACCGACGCCTCAGCTTTCCGATTGCCCCCGGCGGAAGTGCGCCAGCCAGACATCCTTGAGCCGCTGCTCCAGCGGGAACGGTTGGATCACGGGGTTCAGCTCCTGCCCCAGGACCGCCCGCGTCCAGGGTCGAGGGGGCAGGTAGACCGGCCTGGCGCCCTTCCGCGGTGGGCGGCGGCCCCAGGCCCAGATCCAAGCCCCTTCATGCACCGCCGTGGCGTAGTTGGCCGACCACGCGAAGCGAGCTTGGTAGGGGCTGGTCATACCCCAGTGGCCGGTCTGGCGCAGGTTCCCGAAGTCGATCAGGTTCCGCGGATTGCCGGCCCGCGTCCCCTCGCCGGCCCGGTAGCTTGCCAGCTTCTCCCGCAACGTGGCGCCGCTGAGCTTCCGGGTCGGCAGATCACGGGGCCAGTTCCAAGCCTTGGCGGTGAAGCTCTGCTGAAACGCGGCGAACAGCTCCCCCATCGCGGCCTTGGTCGCCGCTTGCGCCGCTGCTACGGCCTTGGCCTCCAGGTCGGCCATCTCCACCTGCACCCTGACCCGGGAGCTCACGCCGGCACCTCAAAAGCAACGGCGATGGCATCGCCCAGGTTCTGGCGCAGTTCGTCGCCGATGCCGCCGACCCCGAAGGCGCCGAACAGCTCCGAGATCGTGGCCTGGCCGAGCATCCCGCCAGAGGATCGGGTGGGGAGGTTCTCAAGCTTCCCGAGGAACGCGCGGGCCTTCACTCCGGGCAGCAGCCCATCAGGCGCCAGGCCTGTGGTGTTCCAGCTGAACGCCGATTGCGCTGCCAGCCAATTCACGCCGCTCGGCACCGTTGCCCACTGGGTGATGAAGCCCGATCGACTGCCGCTGGTGGCCTTGACGCTGGGCAACGCCTGGGGTGCCCCCACCTGCCCCTTCAGGAACACCTCGATCACGATCGGAGCGCCAGCTGCTGGCACGCCATCGCGGAAGCTGGTCACTACCCCCGGCGGTGTCCACACCATGCGGAGGTTGGCGTAGGGGGCGAAGTCGGTAGCCATGCCCTGAGGTTTCCGGGCTGGTTTCGCTCAAGCAAAAGCCCCGGCGGTGGGCCGGGGCGGAGGGGTGGTTGCTGCAGCCTTCAGGCCGCTTTCCCGTAGATCCTGATCATCAGGAGCTTGCGGGCGTCAATGGGGCAAGCCAGGGCGGTCTTTTCGATTTCCTTGGGCCAGTAGGCGTTGTCGTCTGCGCAGTAGCTTTCGATGGTTTCGGTGTAAACGGAGCCGATGCGTTCGGCATAGGCGAGGTTGTTGGCCATGGGTGGTTCGTGGGTGGCGGAAGGTCTCCCTTCCGATGAACCAACCATAACACACGGTTGCCGGAAATGAAAAAGCCCCGGCGGTGGGCCGGGGCGGGATCAGATGGTCACCCCAAGGGCGCGATCCTGAAGCCACTGAGAGAAGCTGCCGTGAACGCCATGGCCGCCGGTTTGGTGGTAGTTGGTCAGCTGGGTTTTCAGGACTGGGTTGGCGTGATCATCGGCCTGCCAGGCAGCAAGCGCCTCTGCATTGGCTGCCATCTTGATTAGGCGCCTTTGGCGGCGGGCCTCTTCCGCAAACACTTCTTGGCGGATCTGCTTGTCGGTCTTGCCGCTATTCCGTGCGGCACAGGTCCGGCCGTAATGAAGGATCCCTCCGTTACTGAGCCGCATGGCGACCGTGGCTTTTAGCTCGGAGCGACCGCAGCAGTCGCAGGTGTCGATTTCGTCTGTGATGTAGAGAGCTTTCATGGTTCCGATGGGTGGCGCAGGGTCTCCCCTGCAATGAACCAACCATAACACACGGTTGCCGGAAATGAAAAAGCCCCGGCGGTGGGCCGGGGCGGAATAATGAGGCCAGCAAGATCAGGGCTTGCGATAGCCCTTTGTTTTAAGATTGGCGTAATAACTGCGTGCATCGCCAATCCAGTTATATCCGCCTTCGTAAAGCTTCCAGCCGCTATCAATAGCTTTGTAATGCTGCATCATTATTTGATGATTCCCAGCATCCGTAAAGCAAACAATATGCTTGCCGCTTGGGGCCATCAGCAGATGGCCGGCAATCTCAGTCTGAGCAGTGATCATGGTTCCGTTGGGTGGTGCAGGGTCTCCCCTGCGTTGACCCAACCCTAACACACGATTCACCCCTTGGCGCCATCCCGCTGCTTCCGCTGCTTCCGCTGCCATCGGGCCTGCCGATCAGCTCGGTAGGCCCGCCCCTCCGGCGCCAGCCGCTCCCAACACCTGGGGCACAGCAGCTCTGACCGCGTGCCCTTGTGGCGGGCCTGGCAGGTGGTGCAGATAAGGGCGCAGCCGTAGGGGGCCTGGGGGATGGGGTCAGGCATTGCGGTCCCTAATCGCCTTCAGGCCTGCCGCCACCTGCCGCAGGCGAGCCCGCTGCTCGGGATCGAGCATGGCTTGCTGGAATGTCGCGACGATCGTGTCGGCCATCTTCTGGAAGGTGGCGCCGATCAAACGAATCGCCTGGATCTGCTCAGGGGTTGGGATGGCCTGGGGGATTGGGTCAGGCATCGGCCTGCTCCTGGCCAACCTGGATCGCGTCAACCAGCGCGAAAAACTTAGCCCGGATTCTATAGCGCTCGTCTTGCCGGACTATCTCAGATTCAGGCCCCTTGGCTAAGATTGGCTCATCCGGCACAATCACATGGATGGCGGCTCGGATAGCAGCCAAACGATCGCCATTGACACCTGGACGTATTTCACCAAAGGTGCTCATACTTCTGAGCACAGAATCGTAGGAGGCGCGAAGCTCACCAGGGGTGGGGATGGTCATGGCGTGTTGCTGCGGTGGGATGGGTTGCGGGTGGGTCAGGCGGCGGTCGGCCCCTGTGGGTAGAAGTCGCGGCCGTTGCAGGTTGCCGCCAGGAGTCGAGCTGCGGCGGCTTGCAGGGCCTCGGAGAGAGCCTGGTATTCGGCCCTGAGGGTTTCAGCCCCAGTGCCGTTGATGTGAATTGTTGGCAGGGTCGTCATGCAAGGGGTGCGGCGGGGTGAGTCGGCGAATGGGCTTCAACGGGCCAGAAGGTTGGCGGGTACAATCCGCAGATTATGGTCATGCTTCCAACCGTGGACCCTTTCGCAACTGGATAGCAACCGTTCGGCTTCTTCTCTTGACACAGGCTTTGGTGGGTTGTCCATACCAAGAAAGACAGGCCTGTGTCTTAACTGAGGCACGCTATGCCATGTAACATACGCATCGCGGGGAAAATCGCTTTGTAGGTTTTTACCCATAGTGTGCATGCCCCTAGGCTCTTGCAGTGTTGCCAGAACGTAAAACATTGATCACAATGCGGTGGAATGGTTGCCGGATAGGCTCCGGCGGGCCGGGAGATGGAATCAGTTAAAAATCGCTCCTTCCCTGCCAAAGGTAACACTAATCCGGTTTTTATTTGCAATATCACAAGCTTCCGCCAATGCGCTTTTGACATACACGCCAAAAGCGCTCATACCAGGGCTAATTTCAATGTTTCTTATTTGATCGGGAAGCGCAACAAAACAGGACCATCCTTCACCAAACAAGCGAATAAGCTCCCTAGGGTTATCCCTAGATTGATCGGCGTTTTGCCAGAGTGTGATTACTTTTTCGAACAGCTCCTTATCTTTTTGATCTTGGAAGCAAATCAGCCTCTGCGTGATCATGAGTGAGCTGTATGCGGGGTTGATCCAGTTCATGGTGACGTGAGCTTGGGGGTGCGGTGGAATGGTTGCCGGACAGGCTCCGGCGGGCCGGGGGTGGGGTCAGGCGTCAACAACACCAGCGGCGGCGTTGATTACACGCCACTGCTCTGGCCAGGTACCGGCGGTGCGATTGCAAGACGACCACCACCAGCGAGCGGCGGAGCGGCGGTAGCGGCGGGGTGCAGTTGGCCACCAGGCGGCGACTTGGGCGGCCCTGCGGGTGGCGCGGGCGGATGCGGGAAGCATGGGTGCGGTGGGCGTGGGGTGGGTGCCGGATGGGCTCCGGCGGGCCGGGGGATGGCTTCTGTGGATTGCGCCTCAAGCCGCATGGAGATCATCAAAGATTTGGACCTCGGGCCGATATGGATAGTGAGACATCAGGGCCAGCTCCTTTTGCAGCCTGATGCGGCCCTCGGTTTTGTCTTTGGCGAAGAAGGACCGCAGGATGTCAGCGGGACCCGTGGTATTGGGGCGGCGGATGATGACGTGGAAGCGAGCGGCGGGCATGGCTTGGTCGTGGGTGGTCGGGGTCGTCTCCGCCCCGTTAAATCAACCCTAACACATGGTTGCACGATGCGCAACCATCACCCCCGCTGTTCACATTGCGCAATGGGACGCCCGGCCTTCGATACCGTTTCAAGCTGGCCCCAACGAAAACCAGCCACGGCTCCCCCCTTGCGGATGATGGGCCGACCGGACGCTGGGGGCAGGGTAGCCCCCCTCAGCTCCTGACCAGAGTCATCCCCCCGCCAGTAGGGGAGGCAGGCTCCAGGCCCAGGGTCTGCAGGATCCTCCCCCGGAGCTGGGCGATTCGCGCGGCCAGCACCCCGCCAGCGGTGGAGTCAGCACGGCCGCCGGACTCGAACTTCACCTGTAGGAGGCTGGTGTCCCACTCCAGAACATCAGCCTTGCGCTTGATGTCGTCCCGGGTGAGCGTGGTTCCCGGCATTGGCCCCTGGTAGCTCTGCACATTGCCCAGGTGTGCCGTGCCATCGCTCACCTGATCCGCCCAGGTCAGCTCCAGCTCTTCCGCCTCATCGATCCAGGCCTGCACCTTCCGCACCGTGGCGGGGCTGGTGTCGGCCGCCCGGTTCATCGCCACGGTGAGCTGGATCAGGTTGTGATTCGCGATCGGCCAGCCCAGGTAGCCCCGGATCAGTTCGCGGTCCTCAACGTCGCTGTCGTCGTTGGGTCGCCATAGGGCGTTGAGCTCGGGGACCGGGGATAGAAGAGGCATCGGTGGGGTGGGGCTGGTGGAGGTTGCCGGGAGGGTCAGGAGCGCTTGCGGCGAGGTTTGCGGCGGGGCTTGGGCGCCGCTCCCTTCGCCGCCGGCAACAGCAACGGCCCACGGGGCTTGGCCGGAGCCCCCGCTTTCGCCTTGCCGCCCTTGGCACCCTTGGCGGGTTTCGGCTTCGGGAGCTGAGCAAGCAGGCTGTCGCGCATCTGGGTCAGCCGGGCCAGATCCTTGGCGCGGCCGCCTGCATCTGGGTGGGCCCGCTTGGCGAGCTTGCGATAGGCCTGATTGATCTCGTCGCGGCTGGCACCGGGCTGCAGGCCGAACACGTACCGAACACGGTCGTTTTTGTGGATGTCGATCCCACGGAAGACGCCAGGGCCGTCCTTGCGGTTGCGCTCGGACTGCGGCACGCCGATGTTGTTTCTGTAAATCCGCTCCCAGTCGCTGCGGGTGCGTGGTTGGCGACCCATGGCAACGCCATTGGGGCCATTGCCGGTGACGCCGGCTACAAGGGCATACATCATTTCGAAGTCTTTCTTGCTCCTGACACCCCGCTCTCGCGCGTGCTTGCGCACTGCAGACCTCAGCTCAGCCATGCTCATCGTCTCCACTGCCTTGCCGTCCTGGAATCGCTCCCCGGCCACGGTGCCGCGGCGCTGAACCGTGGCCTTGATCCGCCGGGCCTTCTCGGATCTGGTGGGCTTCACGGGAGGCTTCACTGGAGCTGGCGCAGGCTTGCCGGTCTTACCCCGCTTGAATGCCACATCGAGGCGCTTGAGCTTCACCCTGCCGGTCTTCGTCGCTTCGCGCAGCTTGTTCCGAGCCTTGGTCACCGCACCCTTGCGGGCCCCCTTGGATCGCGTGCTTGCCGTGGTGTCAGCCTCAGCTGCAGCGAGCTTGGCCTTGGCCGCCGATACCGCCCGCCGCTGCGGCACGAGACCGCGGCGCTTGGGTGGCGGTGATCCCTTGCGCCTGGCGGGCACCGAGGGCATGGAGGCTGCCGAAGGCTTGGCCGGGCCCACAGCCTTCGCGGCCTTCGCGGTCTTGGCCTTGCCGCCGCCAGAGCGAACCGTCCCACCAGAGGCGAAGCGTCCGCTGTTGTCTCGCTTGTAAGTGCGGGCCATTCACCATGCGCCTGGTATCGCAGTTTTCCGGAAAACTGAGGCATTCGATGCAACCCCCTCCCTATGGCCGCCCGCACCTACAAGCGCGATGCAAACGGTCGCTTTGCCGGGGGAGGTGGCGGTAGCAGTGGCAAGGGTCGCGGCGGAGCGAAGCCAGTCAAAGCGGCCAAGGCGAGCAAGCCGGCCAAGGCGAGCAAGGGCCGCCCCAAGGGCGCCAGCGGCGGTAAGACCGGCGGCAGCGTGAAGCAGAAGAAGGCAGCAGCTGAACAGGCCGCGCGGTCTGCGCAGTTCAAGGGCAAGGCGCCCGTCAGCAAGGCAAAGGCTGCTTACAAGGCGGCAAAGTCGAAGATGCGCGAGATCGCCATGCTTGCAGGTGGCAACCCCAGCGCCAAGGGCGTGAAGGGCCGGACGGATGCCTACGCTCAACGCAAGCGGGAGCAAGCGAAGGCTTATTCCGCCGCGAAGGCACGGGTGAAGCAGCTGGAGAAAACGCGAGGCGCGAAGGGCAGGAAGAAGCGCTGATCACCCCGCCAGGCGAGAAAGCCACAGCCTGCCAGTGCCGCTGATCGTGGTGCTCAGCAGGCTGGCCACCTTGTGGCTTTCGGACTGCGGCAGGTTCAGGGCCGCATCGCGCAGCACCTGCCTGGTGGCGTCCTCATCGCGGGCGGAAACGCAGGCATGGGCCATCAAGTAGGAGACCAGGCTTTCAGGCAAACGATTGTCGTTGCTCATGCGCAAGCTAGAATAACGGCTTAGGCCAGCTTTCCAAGCCTGATGACCGCAACACCAACCGCTCCAACCACGCCTCTTGTCGGCGCCGAACTCCTTGCGAAGATCACGGAGATCGGACAAGCGCCGAAGGATCACGTCGTGATCGCCTGCGGCTACGTCCGTAAGGACGGCAGGCCGGCGTACGCCGCCTTCTACGAGGCACACATGGCCGCCCATGGCCTCACGCTGCAACCACCCACCAAGCCCGCGAAAGCCGGCAAGCCGCTGAGCTTTCGCGCCAAGGTCACCAAGGCCGGCATGGTGCCGATCGGTGCGGCCTACTGCGGCCTGATCGGTGCTGGCGAGGGCAACACCATCACCATTGAGCACATTGGCGACTCGTTGGTGTTGCGCAAGGAGGTGGCGGCCCCGGTGAGCTGCCCCGCTCCTGCCGCTCCTGTGCCCGCCGCTCCGGCATCGGTGGATCCTGACGATGAGTCCGACGACGAAGAGGAGCTGGAGACCACCGCGCCGTTCTGATCAGCACATCGGCCGGGGGCTGCGGCCCCTGGTCTTGAATCCACTTCGCCACGCATCGCCATGTCACCAAAGCCGTTTCACGTCATCCACATCACATCGGAGAGCGCAAAGATCCAACGAAATCCAGAATACAAAGAAAACCTCTATGAACTTTTAGATTCTGGTGTAGAGTGCCCGTTGATAATCAGAAACTCGCCTATTGATCAAAAATTTCTCGATCAACTACTTTCCCTTAAGCAAAGCCCTAAGTTCTGGAAGGCAAACTGGGAGGAGGGCTCTCCTGTCTACGCATATCTTAAGGACGGATGGAATCGCTTCACTGGGCGCGATACGTCTTGCAAGCAAAACTGTGTCTACCTAGCAATAGACCCCATAGTCGATATTCTCCTTAAGCTTCACTACGGCAACGAGTTATGGATGGCTGAAGCCGAACTCAGAAAAGAAGCAAAACTAGCAAACGAGGCAACCACTGAACTCGAAACAGCAAAAACCCGCATCGCAGAGCTCGAAGCCGATCTAGCGGCAGCGCTGCGAAGCCTGAGGATGCTGGGGCAGGGCGATGATCACTCAAACAACGGCACCGATTCCCCTAGCGACTGAGTCCGCCCCGGGAACAGGCGCCGTTCTGATGCGGTAGGGGTGCGCAAGGCCCGCGCCAGCTCCATTCTGGCCTTCACTATGTCCGGCCCGCGTTCCTGCAGCTTCAGGATCTTGGCGTCCATCGCGTCGATGAGATCGGGATCCCTGAGTCGGTCGCGTTGGCGCTGCAGGCCATCAAGCCGCGCCTTGTGCTGGCCTTCGGCGTAGGCCTCAACGCCCCGCTCGTGCTCTGCCTGCCAGCGTTCGGAGTCGAGCAGCACGCCGCGCAGGGCTTTGTCGCGCTCTTGCACCGCTTCGTCGGCAGCGGGCACCACCACGCACCGGCAGCGAGGATGCCAGGGCACCGGAACCCGATCAATCGGGTAGATCCTGCCGTTCCGGCTGGCGCACGTCGGGCAGACCCGTTCATCGTTGCTCGCCAGGACCCGGGCATAGCTGTAGCCCTGTTCGCGGGAGCGCATCAGGGTGCCTTGGGTGTAGGCATTGGCCAGCTCCGACCGGGCGATGATCGCGGCCCGTTGCTCCAGCCCCAGCCGCTGGGTGATGCCGTTCGGATCCTTGGCGCCGCGCAGGGCCCGCCTGATCTGGGTTTCCAGCCGGCTGGCCCCCCATCCCCGCGTTGCACCCTCACCCACGATGTTCACCAGGGCATCGCGGAATCGGGCTGTTTCGCCCTGGATCAGGGCCGAGGTCGTCAGCGCCGCGGCGCGGATCGCGAAGGGGTCGGCGCCGGTGAAGGGAACATCCTCCTCGGGGCGTCGCACCATGGCCACCAGCTGGGCGCCAAGGTTCCCGCCAAGGCGGGCGGCTTCCTTCAGATCCTGCTCATAGCGGGCGGCCCACTGCTGCAGCTCGGCCTCCCCGAAGAAGCCTTGAGCGTCCTGGAGGATCGCTCGAAACTTCGCGGTGGTCTCCGCTGCTGAGTAGGCCCCGGGCCGCCGGATGGCATTGCGGTTGGGGTCGTAACCCTGGGGGCCGAGCGCGTCAATGTATTGGCTGTAGTGGCGCCGCAGGTCAAATAAAACCCGTTGCATCGACCGGCGGATCAATGCAACGGTGTTTTTTGTGGCGCGTTTCTCCAGCTCATCCAGGGCCTTGGCGAAGTCATCGACGACGCCAACGATTCGCCTCGGCTCTGGCAGCTGGGGGTCAGCCATTCAGATCAAGACTCGAAATCGAGTTCGGTCCCGTCCTCATCATCGCCTTCATCGCCTTCATCGCCTTCGGGATCCACATCTTCATTAACGGCGATGCTGAGGTGCAGGTCGTGCTTGATTTTGTCGAGCACGTAGACGACCTCAGGCAGGCTGGCGCCAGCTTTGTTGTCTTCAAACTCGGCAGTGACTTCCGCGAGGATCGCGGCTTCCAGGGTTTCGAGGCTCATGGATGGAGTGAGCGGACGGCTTAGCTTTCCGGAGGGAGGCCTCCATCTGCATTCACGTCCGGCATGTCAGCCGGCGGCGGCTCCTCGTCCTGGATCCGCTGCAGCTCGTCCTCCGCCGTGGTGTTTAGGCGCAGGCGGCCACGGCGCATCAGCTCCTCAATCGCCGACTGCCTGCTCAGCAGGGTGGCCCCGCCGGTCAGCTTCTGGATTTCGTCGGTGTCGGCTGCCGTCATCGGTGGCTCGAACAGCGTCGCGCTCATCTGAATGCCAGCATCAGGCGACAAGGTTTCGCCGGTGAACATGCACCAGAGCTTCATCAGGCTCTGCACCATCGACGCCTTCTGCTGAGCCACGCTTTCCACCGTGGCTTCGGTCTGAGCCCCCTCCAGACCGGCCTGTGTGGCTGTTTTGGTGGCGCCAGGGTCGCCATAGAGGAAGCCAAGGGTTTGGCGGCTGATCAGCTTCTCCACCTCAGCGATCTGCGCGCGTTGCTCAGCCAGGCTGCTGGCCGATGGCTCGGCGAAATTAAAGGATCCGCCGGGTTGAAGCTCCACGACGCTGTTGGGCCCCAGCACCAGCTGACGCGGCGGCTCGCCAGGGGCGGGCGGTGTCAGGCCCATGGCCACCGGCACCGGCATCGCGCACTTGTGGGTCTTCTCCCGAAGGTCTGAACGCTGCTGAAAGTGCTCGATGGAGTGCTCCACAACCTGGCGCAGCAGCATGGCGCCATTGCCGAACAGGTCTCCATCTGGCGAGTACCAGATGACTGGCGCTACAGCCAGCGGCTCACCGCCGGGGCCGAGATAGGAGCCCTGGTCATCGGGATCTGGGACGGCTTCCAGGTTGCTGCCAACTCGCTTGATTTCGTAGACCTGCCAGCCCTCGCGAGTGATCACGCGATACCGAGGCTCGGTCTTCACACCGAAAGGGGGATCCCTGACTTCCTTGAGTTCCAGGATCGTCACCTGATCCAAGGTCTCAACCCCGTTCACGATCGTGGTAAACCAGTTCAACACCCTGGCCCGTTCGCGCAGGATCAGGTAGGGCCTGATACCGTCGGCGATCTCTGCAGCTCTGTTGACCGCTTGATTCTGTGGCATGTCCACCTGAATCACCACAGCGCCATCGCGCAGGGCGTAGGTGTCGGCCTTGATCAGCGCTGCGGCAAGGCTGTTGCCGGCCCGATCAATGTTGTTCTGCGCGTCCAGCATCGTTTGTGGTGCGTCCACAAGTTCGTACTTGGACAGCACACCAGCAAATGCCGTGATCGACCCCCTGAAAAAGTCAGCGAAGACGGAGCGATCCAAGCGGGATTTATAGGCTTCAGGTGGCTCCTTTGATTCCTGCGGCAGGTATCTCTCCTTCACCCCTCGCATCATGTTGAATGCGTCGTAGGCGCGTTGCAAATCGCCTGCAACCTCACGCAACACCGGATGCTGATAGCTCGGCAGCTTGGGATCATCTATTGGGTGCTGAAGCTCCACCAGGCCGTAATGGCTGCTGGTGGAGCTTTCCGGATCTCATCGGATTCCGGCGCCAGCCTGCAAGGTGCGGGCTGCCTGGTTCGACAGGCTGCGGCCTTCGTGCTCGCATTGCTCAGCAAGCCACACGTAGATCGACCACGGGACTGTGATCGTGATTCGTCGCGGGGTCCGCAGGTGAGGGGGAATGACAGGGGCCTGGTTGTGCATGGTGGTGATGCGGCGGGAAAGGGCCGAGGGTTCGGCCCACACCATGGCTATCAGAACGGTTGCTCAACAACAACCGATGCAGCGGAATTGCATCACCTCTGCAGCACGGCCGGCGGTGGCGATGCTGTTGGGATAGTGAGCGTCTGCAGCGCCCAGAGACCGACGACACCGGCCAGCACCGTGAGGGCCAGCGCGTTGAGCAGTCCCCGGTAAACGGGGGGCATGGTGGGATTCATGGCTTCCACGAGGGTAGGAGGGTTGTGGTTGCGCACCGCGCTGGGTGCGCATTGTGCTGCGAAATCAGCAGATCGGCCGCCAGCCGTATTCAGTGGAGGCAGGCAGGGCCAAGGGATGGCCGGCTTGATGCTGCAGACCCAGCTGGTGGGCAATTGCCCGGGTCGAGGCGCTGAGCACCGCATCACGCCAGAGGATCGCGGCTTCTTCGCGGCTCCTGGCGTAGACCACGATGCCACCCCATGGCGCTACCCCCTGCGCTGCTGGGCTGAAGGCCTGATGCGGCTGCGGAGGAGCCTGCAAAGACTCCAGGAACCAGCCATCCATCCAGACGGCGAACGCCGGGGAGATCCAACGGGCGAGGTCCACGGCGAGGCGGGGGTGGATCCAGGTGCCCTGCTGGTGGGGCAGCCCGCCCTGGCGCACGTCAACAAGGCCAGATCCCGTAGCCGGAAATCCGGCAACGGCTGCGCCGCAAGGCTTCTCAGTCGAAATACTGGCAGCCAGCGCGACGATGTATTCCTGGGTGCGCTCGTTGGCGAGGTAGTGGTTCAGCCGCTTGCCATTGGCCTGGCAGATCGCCGTGGCGTTGACGAACCCGTCGGCCTGCCGGCGCTCGATCGCGGTCCCGTTCCAGGTGCGGGCGTCGACGCCGAGCCCGCGACCGTCCAGCTGCTCCGGCGTGGTGGGCAGGCCCGCCAGGGGAGTGAGCTGGGTCTGGCGCTGGCGGTAGGCCTCTTGCTTGCATGCGCTGCTGCAGTAGAGGGCGTTGGAGCCGCGGGCGGCAAAGGACAGGCCGCAGGTGCTGCAGGTGAACTGATGGCGTTGTGTGCGCTTCATTGTGCGGAGGTAAAGCGGAGGGGAAGGATGCGAAGTTCTGGCCGTTCACGCAAGACGTGCGCGACAGCTGCCTTGGCTTCGCTGATGTCTGCGAAGTCGTTGGGATAGCCCAGCTCCCACAACGCGCGTTCCATCGCGTCGGCGAACGGGCTCCGGTCCCCAGGAGGGGACGGAAGGCAGGTTTTCATTGGCCTGTATCGAAATGGCGCTCAGCATCCCTGCTGAACATCCACACCATACACCAACAGGAAAGGGGCTGGCAATGCCAACCCCTCACCCGACCGGGCCCCGGATAGCGGTTACAGAGCAGGCTTTCGATGAACCCACTCACCGCTGCCCATCCTTACGGGTAGGGACAGACCCGGCAGGGGCAGGCTACCGCCCTCCGCTCACCGGATCATAGAGCCTGCGGTTGCGGATCCGCAACGGGAGATGCAACGGGCTCCCAGGTCAGCAACCCCAGCTGAGCCACCCGATCATCGAGCTCCCGCCGCACTCGCCGCTGACGCTTCACCTTCTCCACCGCGACCGCTTCCACGTCAAGAGCGAGAGCCAGCTGCAGCACCTCGGTAGGCCGCCGACCCTGCAGCAGGGTCTTGAGTCGCCGGTGGAACTGCTGCATGGGCCCCGATGGGAACGCCAGCCGCCGCGGCTTCTCCCACCAGAGCAGGATCTGATCGCGATCGCCGGGGTACAGCAGGGCCAAGGCCCGCAACACCAAATCCCGCAGCGGCTGCAGCCGATCCAGTTCGGGCTCAGCGTCGCTCACCCCATCGGCGCCGATGTGGTCGTCCAGGTTGCTGGTGCCGGTCATCGCCCCCAGCATCTCCCGCAGCTCATCGAGGGTCATCCCAGCCCGTTCGGCGACCTCCTCGGCGGGCACGTCCGGATCGGCCATCAGGCGCTGGATCCTGCCCCACTGCTCGCGCCACCGCGATGGGTATTTGATCGTGTGCCCGTGATCCCGAAACCAGTGGAGGACCTCACCCTGCACAAACGGCACCACCGCCGTGGAGAGCTTGTAAGGCTCACCAGTTGCTGGGTTGATTCGTTCTGGGTTGTACTTGCGGCAACCACGGATCAACCCCAGATAAGCGACAGCCTCCAGTTCGTCGTAAGGCTGGCCGGTTTTGCCCGCGTACCGGGTCGCCACCATCCGCGCCAGGCCAAGATTCTCGGTGATCAGCTCTTCACTGGTTGCGGTAGGCGGCGGGAACGGGGCCGCCGCCTGGCGCTTGGTGGTGGTCATGGCGGGGGAGGCTGAAGTTTCACCATCACCCAGCGGTAACGGTTGCGGCCACGGGCACGGCGAGCGCGACGCTTCCGACCGAAGTACGACATCCCGGATAGTGGCACTAGGTCTGGATGTATTCTCCGCCGGATATTCATCAGTGTTCTATATCGTATAAAACAGTATTTTGGAGCAGGTTCCAATTCAGCCGTGTCGAGCAACTCATCAAGCGCTGCAAGTGATAGCGTACTACGATTGCTTGAATCATCCTGCTGTCCAAGTGAATCTGAATTTAAAAAACCTTGGATTTGCTTAAATGTCAGTCGCCTGGGCGAGCAAGGAATAAACAGCTCCTCTGGATCCAGCTTCACCCAAACAGCGCCATCTGGCACAGGTCCGCCGGGGATTGAGATGGTCACGGCTGCACCCCATTCACGGGCTGGCGCCGCAAAGCCGCCTGCTTCTCCCTAATCTCTCTGAGATTCCTGATATCTAAAGCAAGCTCACCATTTCGCACTACAAGCACAGACATCGCTTCGTCAATCAGGTCTTTTTGATCCGAGATTACCCTTTCAAGCTCCAAGCGCCGCCGCGCCTGTGCGGTTGCGCCGCGAATCGCGTAGAGCTTCTCGGCTTTGGTGTACTTGCGGCGCCAACGCTTGGCGGGGAGCTTGGGCTGGAGGGCTTGGGAGAGCCAGGTGAGGGGGTTAAGCATGGTGGCGGTGGAGACGTGAACTACCGAAACGCGACAGCATTCCGGCGACGGGCCGGCGCGGGCGGATCCGCGCTGGCGCCGTGGCCATAGTGAACGGTGCTGACGCGCATGGGGCCCGTGCCTTGCATGAAGTTGATCGCCTGACTGAGCGCATCGACCTGGTCGTCGTAGGTGTCGCCGGGAAACTTCAGCAGCTGGCTGGTGAGCAGTGGCGTCAGCGGGTGGTGGCGCGGGAAGAACACACGCCCCTGATTGAACTCAGGCGTTGCCGCGTTGGCCCTGGCCACCTTCCCGCCAACGGGGTTGATCGCGTGGACGATGAAGCCCGCGGCGGCACGCTGGAGGGTGCTGATCACAGCGCTGCCGTTCGCCTTGTCCTCCACCAGCAGCTCCCCAAAGCCCCAGGTGGGCCAGAGCGTCGCCACCTGATCTGTCGTCGCGGCGAAGTCCAGTCGCTGGTTCATCAGGTCCAGCAACCAGGCACCGGCCGAGTCCTGGCCCCAGAGCTGCAGGGCCACCATGTCGGCGCCAGGGGAATCTTTGAAGCTGCAATCCAGGCTTGCGAGCTTGCGCACGAACCGATCAGGCAGCACCGCGTCACCCTTCAGGCCGGGGCGCTCCCGGGTGCCGTAGAACCGGAACATCCCGGCGTTGAACACCGTGCCGCCATCGGGCTGGGGGCGCTGCTGGTAGAGGGCCGCCCAGTCCCGCTCCGGGGTGTTCAGGCGCTTACGCCGGGCCCATTCCTCGTTGTAGCGAGTGGGATCGAGTGCTTCGCCGGGCTGGCGATCATCGATCTCCCGAGTCACCAAGGCTGGCAGGGGCTTGATGATCGGCTCGGCAATGATCGGCAAGCTGATCACGTGCCAGGGCTCAGCCGCGTCGCCATTGCCCTCGCGCTCCAGCTCTTCAACGATGGACAGGAGCCAGCCGATGAGATCACCATCAGCCCAGCGGGTGTGGGTGATGACCTTGATCGCCCCGGGTTCTTCGCGGGTGTTGAGCACACCGGTCCACCAGCTCTGGAGCTGCCTCCGGTAGGCCGCTGATTCCGCCTGCTCCCTGTTCTTGATCGGGTCGTCAACGTTCAACGCATGGGCCGGCAGGCCCGTGCCCTTGCCGACACCGGCGCCCCACCAGCCGCCGATGCCCTGGGCGGTCTTCCACCTGCCCTTGCCCTGGCTGGAAGGCGACAGCACCCCGCCAGAGGCGACGTAGTAATCACGGGCCGCTTCACCAAACTCCTCCGCCAGCGCCTGGGTGTTGGCGCCCTGGCCCCAGGTGCGATCCGGGAACCGTCGCAGGAACCACCCCGACAGCAACCGGGTGAAGATCGTGGTTTTGAAATGCCGCGGCGGCAGCTCGATCATCAGCCGCGGCGGCAGATCGCCATCGATGAGCCGCTGCCCGATGCTCACCAGCCTGGTGGTGTGGCGCGTCCAGGGGAACGTTGGACAGGCGTCGCTGATGTAGTCGCCGAACGACTTGGCGTAGGGCTCCTGGGTGGCTGGCGTGTTCCTCAGCTGCTCCAGCTGCACCCTCGCCAGGGCGGTATCGATGGGGTCGGCGAGGGTGTGGGTCATGCGGCACCTCGCAACCGCTCGAACCGCAACCCCAGCGCTGCTACCGGGCGCTGCTCAAGGATCGCTAGGCAGATGGCTGATCGGCTGACGAATAGCTCATTGGCGGCTTGGCGAGCATTGGGCCAGGTCTGGCCTGTTTCAATGCATCGAATCCTGTAGTCGCCTCGCTGATAAGGATGGGCTGCAGCGACGGCATCAGCCAACTCACGATCCTCTAGCAGCTGAAACAAGCGATCAGCACCAAACCCACCAAGCACATCGGGGCGTTCGTGTGCCAGCCGACGCCAACCACGGCGAGACACATAGCGCCTGCGGCCCCCCAGAACTGGCCTGAGCAGTTTCTGGAGCTGCGGCTCATAAAGCCAGCGAACGATGCGCGGAGCTGGGCAACCGAGGATTAGCGCAGCACCACCGGGGCTGACCAGATCGTCGATGCGGATTCTGCTGCTACCGCTGGTGAAGCCAAGCTTCCCAAGCTTGAGGCGAATAGCTTTCTCGCTCCGATCCGGCCAACCTTTAGCTCTGGCCTGACGTTGAAACCGCCTTATCAGGATCGCAGGCGGAAGCGAATCGCCCATGTCACTGAGGAACTCAACCTCAGTGACGCTCCAGTTGGGAGGCTTGATCCCCATGGCTCACCGCCAACGGTCCAACCCGCCAGGGGAGGAGTCGTGGGGCTGGGTGGCGGCGACCATCACTCCCCACTCTCCACTTGCACCCCAATGCCTTGCGCCTGGATCCCCAGCAGCAGGCGCATGCGCTGGTCGTCGCTGAGCCCCGCCCCATCGATGGCTGTGACCACGCCGGTCATCGCACGCTGCACGGCGCGACGTTCGGCGGCGGCGTCGCTGAACTGGTCACGGGTGATCGGGTGATGCGTCAGTAGCCAGGTAATGGCGTTCACGTTGCCGTTTTCCGCCTGACCATGAAGCGAGCTGAGGTATCGCTCTGCAATTTTTGAAGCCCCCTTATTGATGATGGCCCACAAACGACCTTCATCGGTTGATTCATCAGATTCGCGACCTTGCTTAATCCACCGCTTCCACGTGGTGATCGAAATCCCAAGGCGCGACGCCATGAGCTCGTGCGGGAGGCCGAGATCCGCCATCTCCCGGGCTTTGGCGATCAGCTCATCGGTGAGCAGGGATGGCCGACCACGAGACACAGGACAACACGATGCGCAATGTCAACAGCTTAGCCGGGTTTGTGGCAGTTGCGCAAGCCCAAGGGCAAGCCACGGCAGGGCGTTACAAGCGAAACAGGCTGTAACACCAAGCGTAACGCCCGGATCCCTTGCGCTGCAGTGGATCTCCCCCTCTTGTTACCATGTTACATCTATAAAGAGAGAAATATATATATAGGGGGAAGGGGAAAACCGTTACTTCACGCGCGCGCACGCATATGGGTCTCCAAACCTGCGACCGTTACAAAAAGCGAAACAACCCAGTCCCTGCAAGGGATCTGGGCTGTTACCACCGGTTACCTTGTAACAAAAACCGTAACGCCTTATTCCCCGAAAACCCTGATGGAGACTGACCTACTCACCCCGGCGATGCCTTGAAACCGGGTTGGCCCCGCTTTCTCTGCCCCATCCAATCGCCCCAGCACGGTGCTCCAGCTGGCGCCCCAGGGCGTGTCGCGCAGGATGCCGCGGACGCCCTCTGCAGTGTTGGAGACCAGCAAGCGGTCCCCGTCTACGCGGAACCCTAGCCGCCCCAGGTGGGCCACAGCAGCATCCGCCGGCACATCAGCCCGCTCATTGCCGTTGCGCACGGCTTCCGCGAGTTCCCAGACCGATCTGGTAATGATCGTGCTGCGTGCATTGACCCTGGCCCCATCGACCACGATGCGCTCGACCTCGACGCGGACCTGGTGCTGCAGCAGCTTCTGGAGGCACCGCTGCTCATCGGACTGCTCCGCAGCTTCCCGATACGGCTCCCAGTCCTGCTCATTGATGAGCTGGAGTGCTTCAGCTTCGCTCGGCACGCGATCATGCATCAAGCACCACGCGCCCGCCAGCAGGGTGCCGTACTGATCACCCTGTCGCTGGCTACCGAGCCGCTTGGCTGCTGCGGAGCGAAACACGGCGACCGCATCGCGCACCACGGGGATGAGCCGCACCATGCGGGCCGCCAGGGCGTGGCCGATGCCCGGGGTGATCTCAGCTGTCAGCCGCTGATCCAGATCCCGCCAGTGGGCTTCCCGCTGCCCTGGCGGGAGGGTGGAAGGGTTCCGCATGGTGAGCTGGGCGAACCGACTTTCGTCGGCGCCGTGCTTCAGGGCTGGGTTGATGGAACAGAGCAGGAACATCGAGCGCACCATGAACCGCTGCGCGATGCCATCGGCGCCGCCGCGCCCCACGAACCCACGGCTGGAGCTGGAGCTGACGCGAGCTAGCGCCAGGATCGACTGCATCCGCGTCCGGTCGCTCTGCTCATTGGACTCGGCTTCATCCATCACCACGGGCAGGGCATCGCAGCGCAGTTCCTGCCGCAGGCTGGCCTCGGTGCTGCTGCCCTCGGGCCAGAGCGCCAGATCCTCCAGCAGGGTGCCCAGGAACCTGTCGAGGAGGGTGCTCTTGCCGCTCCCCTTCCCCGCGGTGAGCCACAGGTGCGGACGCCACATCAGCGCCCCGCCGATCGGTGCAAGTGCTGTCCAGCCCGCCAGGAGCAGGCCACTGGCCGGCACGTCCCA